CGCAAAGTACACTTGCAGGCCCGGGGCGGTAGCTCAGCGGTCTAGAGCCGTCGACTCATAATCGATAAGACGCTGGTTCGAATCCAGCCCGCCCTACTTCAAGAGGCGCGCGCGAAAGCGGCACGCCGAACGGTTCAGAGTGAGCGCCCCGGCCACACGGCCGGGGCGTTCGCGTTGTGCGGCGTGCGTACGCCGTTTTGCGACAAGGGGTTGCGTGCGCGAAGGTCTCTCGCGGTGGGCCAGCGCGGTGGCGTGGCCGAGTGTCTGGCCGACCTTCGCGGGCCTGCCCGTGGATTGTCTCTCCGCGCATCGAGAGACCTCGCGCCCCGAAAGGTCTCTGGTTCACGGTTCCCGAGGCCGAAATGCACGAACTCATAAGCAACCGAGTCGCTTCGGGCAAAATCCCGACGGCGCTGAGGCCGCGGGCCGCGGAAGTCTCGGGTGATGAGTCGGGGCCAGCTCCTGTGGCCGTCCGAACGACGCCACTGCCCATGCATGTGTTGCCATCGAAGATTCTGACGCCCTCCGCCAAGAAAGCGGAGGACTTTCGTTTCGGCTGCGGAGATAGAGGGATGGAGGCGTGCGCCTCCGACCCTCTTCATGCCAGACCAAATCGAAGACCCCATCCCCCACGCCGCCCGCATGCGAGCGATCGGCGACCTCGTCGCCCGCGGCATCCGCAGGCTCGACGACATCCGGCGACGCGGCGGCGATGAGGAAATCCTCGCCGTTGACCCCGCTACATGCCTTGATCTTCAGGCCGAGTCGAGCGTCACTGTGGGCCACGCGGCGATGCCGCGGATGAAGGAGACCGGATGACCGCGACTGAACAGGCCTTCGACCTCGCGAGCGAGCGCGGGGAGCTCGAGGCGATGACGATGAAGGCGCTCAAGCGCCGCTACCGACAGGTCAGCGGACACGACTCGCGCACCCGCAACCGCCAGTACCTGGTCCGGCGGATCCTCTGGCTGCTGCAGGCCGCAGCCCACGGCGGGCTGAGCCAGGAGGCGCTCGCACGCGCCGCGGAGCTGGCCAACGGCGAGCCCGAAGGAGCCGCCGTCCGCGCCACGCCGCCCCGGGCGCGCGTGCTCGGGGTCGTGGCCCCCAACGCCGACGAGACGCGCGACGAGCGGCTCCCCCGCCCGGGCCACGCGATCGTGCGCCGGTACAAGGGCGAGACGCTGCGGGTCATCGTGCTGTCGACGGGCTTCGAGTTCAAGGGCGAGCGGTACGACTCGCTGTCCGCCATCGCGAAGGCGGTGACTGGCTCGCACATCAACGGCTTCCGGTTCTTCAGGCTGGTGAAGGTGGCCGCATGATCAAGCCGCGCAGGAGCAGGGAAACCGAACGGAGCGACCGCAAGGTGGTGCGCTGCGCGATCTACACGCGCAAGTCGACCGAGGAAGGCCTCGACCAGGACTTCAACAGCCTCGACGCCCAGCGCGAGAGCGCTGAGGCGTACATCCGGAGCCAGGCCCACGAGGGCTGGCGCCTCGTGCCCACCCGCTACGACGACGGCGGCTTCTCAGGAGGCAACCTCGACCGCCCGGCGCTCGCCGCGCTCGTCGAGGACATCAAGGCTGGCAAGGTCGACTGCGTCGTGGTCTACAAGGTGGACCGCCTTAGCCGGTCGCTGACCGACTTCTCGAAGCTCGTCGAGGTCTTCGAGGCGCACGGGGTGTCCTTCGTGTCGGTCACGCAGCAGTTCAACACGACGCACTCGATGGGCAGGCTGACCCTGAACATCCTGCTCTCCTTCGCGCAATTCGAGCGGGAGATCATCGGTGAGCGGATCCGCGACAAGCTCGCGGCACACAAGCGCAAGGGCAAGTGGACCGGCGGCAGGCCGGTGCTCGGCTACGACGTCGACCGAAGCATGCGCAGCCCGAAGCTCGTACTCAACGAGGACGAGGCGGAGCAGGTGCGGGAGATCTTCGCGCTCTACCTGCACACGGGCTCGCTGATCGAGTGCACGCGCCAGGTCGTCGAGCGGGGCTTCCTGACGAAGCGGATCCTCACGCGGGCGGGTCGCACGCATGGCGGCGAACCGTACTGCCGCAGCACGATCTACACGCTGCTCGTGAACCGCATCTACCGCGGCGAGATCGCCCACAAGGGCGAGTGGTTCGCGGGCGAGCATCCGGCGATCGTCGACACCGAGACATTCGACGCCGTGCAGGAGCTGCTCCAGCAGAACGGGCGCCTCGGCGGGAACGACTTCAGGAACCGCTACAACGCGCTGCTGAAGCAGGTGCTGCGGTGCAAGCACTGCGACTCGGTGATGACGCACATCTTCCAAGGCAAGGATGCGCGCAAGTACCGCTACTACACCTGCGCATCCGCACTCCGCCTCGGCCGGAAGACGTGCCCGCGCCCGACGCTGCCTGCGCTCGAGATCGAGCAGCTCGTGGTCGACGAGCTGCGCCGATACTGCAAGCGGCCCGAGGTACGGCGCGCCGTGCGCGCGTCGCTGGCCCGCGGCGGAAAGCCGTCCGACGGCAGGCTCGCGGCCCTCCTCGGCGACTTCGAGGCGGTGTGGGCCACGTTGGAGCCGAAGGAGCAGGTGGAGCTGGTGCGACTTGCGATCGCACGCGTCGAGTTCGACAGCGGCGACTCGAGCATCGAGGTGGTCTTCCGCGGCGAGGACCTGGGCACGGTGGCAACGCACGACGAGGAGGCGGCGGCATGATCAGCGTGAAGCGGCGGATCGAAGTGAAGAACACCTCCACCGGTCGACGGCTGGTGGTCGCGTCGCCTGCGGCGTCCGCGGCGGAGCCCCCGCCGCCCCCGCCGCCCGAGCCGACCGTGCCGAGCGTGTCGCGGCTGCTGGCCCTCGCGATCCGGTTCGAGGAGCAGATCCGGTCCGGCGCGGTCCGCGACCAGTCGGCCCTCGCCCGGCGGCTCAAGGTCACCCAGCCCCGGATGACTCAGATCATGAACCTGACGCTTCTGGCTCCTGACATTCAGGAGCAAGTGCTTTCCCTGAAGGCATTTAAGGGAAGGCGCGACCGGGTCAACGAGCGCAAGCTCCGCCGGATCGCGGGCGAGCCCTGCTGGGAGAAGCAGGCTCGGATGTGGGCCAGCTTGGCCGTGTAGACAGGTTTTCCCAACGGTTATAGACAGACCGAACAAATACCGATCATTCGGTATCCTACCGGGGCTCTTCAAGCAGATCACGCCACGGGGACCCCGAGATGCGTTGTCCGCGAATGCCAACGGAGGCATCGCGGCGAGGTCACGCGCGTGAACAGCCTTCCGGTGAAACGACATGACGAATTCGGGCGATCGATCGGCACGCCTCGGCAACTCCTCCGCACGCACCTCGACGGTCTTCATCGTCGCGAAGGACCCCGAGACGCACTTTGGCGACACGAGGCCAGCGGTAGCAACGCACGGCGCGGCCGTGCTCGAGATCGCCGATCTGCAACTCGTGGAGCACTTGCCTGGAATGCTGGCCGAGGAGGATCCCGAGCTTGCGTCATCGATCGTGACCGTATCAAGTCGCGACCTCACCGCCGCCTGCCTACTCCGCGCGCGCAAGGACGTCGAGCGGACGGCAGGAGTCACTCATGCAATCGGATGTGGGGAGTCGACTGCGAGGGATGATGCGTTCACGGCAATCTCGATACTCGCCTTCAAACTCAACGGGCACATCGAAGATCTGAAGACCGTCCTGCCGGACATCATTCGGAATGCCGAGCTCAAGGCCTCGGAGATGCAGCGCTGTTGCCAGATCGCACTTGAGTGCTGGCGACTGATCGCATCGATCAACTCCGCATCCGCTGGCTATGGCATTCGGATCCCCCACCCGCTTGCGAAGGAAGCGGAGCGCATCCGGCTTCATCTTGAAAAGGCGCTTCCGATGCTCGCGCACGTGAAGCACTTCGAGCGTGGAGCGGCAGCGCTGGACACCGTGATCGATTGGATCGTGACTCCAGATCCGGACAGTGGCAATTTCATCGACGACCACGACCTGGCGCTCTACCAGGATGCCGAGCGCTTCATGACGCGGCTGGCAGCGGAGTACGGCGAGGGCACAGAGCACATCGACCGGGCGGTCCGGGACGCACTGAACCAGATCGAGCAGCGGATCGCTCGCCACGCCAAGAAAGTGGAAGCAGCGCGGGAGCGCGAAGAATCGGCTCGGCGTGAGGCGGTCCAGCAACGGCTCGCCCAGGAGGCGAAAGCGCCTGCGCCGCCTGCCGTGGCGCCGATGACGCCGACCTCGACGAACAGAGCGCGACCAGCGGTCACGATGAACGCCGACGAGGAAATGCCCATCGAGGAAGCCGATTGGGCCAAGCGATTCGACGTCGGGGCGGGACTTGTCATCGATCCGGCGCAGCGTTCCGTGGCCCTCAACGGGAAGTCCTACACCTTTGGTAAACGCTCCATCGCCCGTTTCCGGCTGCTGTTCATCCTTGCCAAGCACCGCACTCGCTGGGTCCCCGCAACGCGACTGAGCCAGCCTGACGGTCCATGGCGCGATAAGGATGGCGTGACGCCGTCGACCCTCAACTCCGCGGTCAGCAGGCTGCGAGCTTGCCTGAATGAGCTCCCCGCGCTTGCGAAGGCGCTGGAGTGCCAGAGCAGTGAGCTCCATGGCCATGCAAGGCTCCAGTGGCCACCCGAGCCGACCGGAGACTGAACTGCAATCGCACTTGCAACTGCGATTGCACTCCGATTGCATCTGCCTATCGCCTGTCACTCTGGTGAGCCTGAAGAATCTTCGGCGCGCTACATGAACTGCAACTGCCCTCGGTGAACCTCTGCTCGCCGACGCCGCATTCCGCGGGTCGCGCAAGCGGAGCAAGCCATTGAGCAAGCAGAGCAAGCCAGCGAACCCGTCCGACCTCCTCACGCACCCCGCCGTCGTCCAGGCGATCAAGCAGAACGCGCGGCGCCTCTCGAAGATCAGGCTGTTCCGCCGCGTCGCCCGGGAGGACATCGCAGCCGACCTCCGCCTCGAGGTCGCGATCCGCCTCCAGGTCTTCGACCCGGCCCTCTCGAGCATCGGCACATTCGCCAGCAAGGCCGCGCACAACGGCGCGATCTCGATGCTGCGCACAAGGGCCGCCGAGTCGCGCCGGGCCGAGTGGACCACGGTGAGCATCGAGTGCGTCGTGTCCAGCCAGGCCTCCGCCGACGCCGTCTTCTCCGATGCGCTGGCCAGGGCGGGCGGGCGCAGGCACCGCGACTTCACTGCCGATGTCGAGCGCGAGGACACGGTCCGCGCGCTGCTGCGCGCGCTGCCGCCGAGGCTCGCCGAGGTCGCGGTCGCGCTCAGCGACTGTTCACCAAATGCGGCGTGTGCGCGCCTCGGCATGTCGTACCGCCAGTGCTGCCACGCGGTCGCGCTGCTGCGCGCCGTCTGCGACCAAAAGAAAATCAGCACGTGATCGCCAGAAAGCGGAGGACTTTCGTTTCGGCTGCGGAGATAGAGGGGTGGAGGATTGCATGCGCAAGACCATCACGATCGCGACATTCAGCTTTGAGAACCCCGCCCACTTCACTACCGGCAGCCAGATCATCGCCATGGTCATCGATTGCTGCGAGGGACTGTTCGGTGCCGAGCAGCTCAACGCGGACATCACCTACCGCATCGGCAGGGATCCGCTCTGCGTCGGCATCTCGCTCGACAGGCCCGAGGGCCAGGCCATGGCGCGCATTCTCCGTCACGTCCTCGGCAAGCAACTGAAGGCCGACACCTGGACCGAGGAGACCGTGACGCTCGAGGCGTTCAACCTCCAGCACTGCGGGGGGCGCGACAGCTGAAACGCCTCCGCTCCCTCCTCGCGTCGCTGTTCCCCCACAACCCATCCGACCACCTACCGCTCGTGCGAACCGGGCAGGGCGCGTTCACGCGCGACCTGTGGCCGCACGACCTCCAAGGACCAGGCCCCATGACCCTCACGACCGACGTCGACCTCCGCAAGATCATCCGCGAGCCCTCGGACACCTACCACGCCAAGGCGAAGGAGCACCTCTCCTCGCACGCCCTCGGCGACTTCCGCCGGTGCCCGGCGCTCTACCGCAAGAAGCAGCTCGGCCTCATCCCGCGCAAGGACAGCGACGCCTTCGTCGTCGGCCGCGCCGCGCACGTCCTGATCCTCGAGGGCCGCGAGCGCTTCGAGGCCGAGTTCGCCGTCGGCGGGCCGGTGAACCCGAAGACGGGCCTTCCCTACGGGAGCGGCACGAAGGCGTTCGCCGAGTGGGCCGAGCGCCTCGGGAAGCCCGCGCTCTCGGATGCCGACGCCGCGCTCATCGAGGAGATGTCGGCCAGCGTGCATGACCACGCGATCGCGTCGTCGCTCCTCGAGGAGGGCGTCGCCGAGGGCGTCGTGCGTGCCGAGTACGCGGGCCACGCATGCCAGGCGCGGATCGACTGGATCAATCCCTCGGGCGGCGCGGGCATCGTCGACCTGAAGACCTGCGACCGCATGGACAGCTTCGAGCTCGACGCCCGCGCCTTCGGCTACCTGCACCAGCTCGCCTTCTACCGCGCCGTGCTCGAGGCGGCGACCGGGGCGGAGCTCCCCGTGCACATCGTGGCCGTCGAGAAGCGCGAGCCCTACCGCACCGGCTGCTGGCACGTCGCACCCGCCGTGCTCGACGCCGCGCGCCGGGATAACGAGGCCGCCATGGCCGAGCTCATCCGCTGCCGCGTGAGCGACACCTGGCCCACGGGCTTCGAGTCCATGCGGCAGTTCGACCGTTCCTGAACCACTTCTTCCATCCATCACCAACCCACAGGGGAAACCAATGAAGCTCATCAAGCAGATCCAGCGAGGCAAGTCCGCACCACCGCGCCGAGTGCTCGTCTACGGCACCCACGGCATCGGCAAGACCACGTTCGGCGCGATGGCCGAGCGGCCCGTGTTCATCCAGACCGAGGACGGCCTCGCGGGCGTCGAGACCGACCGCTTCCCGCTGTCGGCACGCCTCGGCGACGTGCTGAACGCGCTCGGCGAGCTCTACACCGAGGAGCACGACTACCGCACGGTCGTCGTCGACAGCCTCGACTGGCTCGAGCGGCTGATCCATGCGGAGGTCTGCCAGAAGCGCAGCGTCGAGAGCATCGAGGACATCGGCTACGGCAAGGGCTACGTCTTCGCCCTTCCCCTCTGGCGCGAGGTGCTCGCCGGGCTCGACGCCCTCCGCAACGAGCGCGGCATGGAGGTGATCCTCGTCGCGCACGCGCAGATCGAGAAGTTCGCCAACCCCGAGACCGAGACCTACGACCGCTACGCGCCCCGCCTGCAGAAGCTCGCCAGCGCGCTCGTGCAGGAGTGGTGCGACGAGGTGCTCTTCGCCACGTACCGCGTGCACACGCGCACGGCGACCGAGGGCTTCGACCGCAAGCGCGTCCAGGCGATCGGCACC